AGGTAAACAGGCAAAAATTAAAGCAAAGAGTGCATTAAGATTACCAAAAGACCACCCTGCACACATAGCTGCAGCAAAGTTAGTTGGACCCGATGATGCACCTGCAGGAGGACCTAAAAAACCTGCGATGCCACCTGTACCAGGAAATAAACCTAAAATGCCACCTGTTCCAGGAAATAAACCCAAAATGCCACCTGTTCCAGGAAAAACTCCTCCACCACCGCCACCAGCATTACCGCCGGTTCCGGGTAAAGGGGGTGATAAAGGTAAACCAAAGATGCCACCTGTTCCAGGTCAAGCTGGAGCAAATGGACAACCGGCACCTGAACCACCTGGAAAATTAAAAGGTGCAGATTTTGCAACATCCGCAGAAAAGAATGCAGAAAAACCAAAGATGCCACCGGTACCACCAAAGATAGTACCTGGTGAGAAACCAAAGATGCCACCTGTTCCTGGAAAATTAGCAGGAGCAGATTTAAAATCTCCAGCGGAAAAACCTAAAAAGAAATCAAAATCAACCATATCAATGGGTACAGAGCCCGGAACATATGTTAGAAAAAATGATGATGGAACGGAAGAGACATTTAGTATTCCTAAAAGAGACCCTAAAGAAGTTAAACAAGAGTTAGATACGGAAATAAAATCATTACAACCAGAGGAACAAAAGGCTGTTGAAAGTCATAATAATCCTGATTCTCCAGAAAGACAGGAAGCACAAAAAAATGTAGATTCTTTTGTAGAAAAAATAGGTAAGCATGTTGGTAAGTTTTTTGCAAAGAAAAAAGAACAATATGTTCAAACAGGTAAAGCAATAAAGAATTTAGCAACAGGTGAAAAAACAGGAAAACAAAAGAAAACTTGGTATGGTAAAGCAAAAACAAAATGGGTTGATAAACCAAATTTAACTCCTGAACAACAAAAATTAAAACACGAATCAGAACATGCGGAGCATGAACAAAAGCATGCATTAAAACATACAGGAATGGAAGTTGGTATGATTTTAGGTGGTGTTGCGATGAGTGGTGTTGTTGCAGGACATGGTGTATTGGGTGCATTACATCACGGAGCTGCAGGTTTAGCAAAACATGTTGGAATTGATTTGGCAAAACATAGTGCATTTGAAGTATTGGGAGTAGAACACCCGGTAGTAGCAGGTACGGCAGCATTTGCAACACAATTTATTGGTGAAGCAAAAGAAGAAACAGGAGATTTCTACGATAATTTATTAAAGAAAGTTGCAGCAAGAATGAAAACCTTTAAACTTTCTGATGAACAATTATTAAATTCAATTAAGAGATTTAAAGCAAAAGAATACGAAAAAATAAAAAATACAAATGTATCTGATACAAAGAAAGAAAATATAGAACATTTTGTAGAATATGCAACTAAAAGATTAAAACTTAAAGAAACACCAAAAATTAATTTAATTACAGGTAAAGAATATGCTGATGCAAAAACTTCGTTAGGTGGATATAATCCTGATTCAAAAGAAATATTTGTTGTAGTAGGTGGTAGATTAACTGCCGATATTTTAAGAACTATTGCACATGAAATGGTTCATAGAAAGCAAGATGAGATGGGTTTAATCAGAGATAATGTAAGAGATGGTGCAGATGGTTCACCAGTAGAAAACAATGCACATGCGGTTGCAGGAATCTTAATGAGGGAATATGGTAGAATCAATAAAAAAATATATAACGAAAATATCAATGTAGATGTTGATAAAGGTGATACTGTCTTAATGGGAAAATTTAAGAACAAAAAAGTTGTTGTTAAAGATTTGGGTAAAGATGGACATGGAATGCCAACAATAAATGGTAAAGTTGCAACCACATTTAGAATGGGTGATAAAGGGCAAAACGTTTTTGATAAAGAAGAAAATGTTAATGAAATGGGTAGTAATGATATTCATTTTAAAAACATTGTAAAATATTATGATAAAGGTGGCCCTAATATTAAAAAGCAAGTTTCATTAGTAATTGCAGGAAATAAATATGCTAATAGAAATAGAATTGTTGGTGATTTGAGAAATATGGGTTATGAGGAAATCAGAGGAATAGAAAAAAAATTAGGTATCGAAGATTTATTTGAAAAAAAAAATCTTAACGAATCGTTATTATTAGAAGGTGGTGCATACGGACATATGTCTCATCCATTTGATGATATGGATTTATCTTTTGGTGATTTAAAAAATATAATTACAAAAGCATTAGAAGGTGATTTGGGGGTAGTTAGAGAAAAAACAGATGGACAGGCTTTAGCAATCAGTTGGAAAAATGGTAGATTAATAGCAGCTCGTAATAAAGGACATTTAGCAGGTGCGGGTGCAAACGCAATGGGTATTGAAGATGTTGCATCTAAATTTAGTGGTAGAGGTGGTTTAACCGATGCATATAATTTTGCAATGAAAGATTTATCAGCAGCAATTAGTTCTCTATCCGATGCACAAAGAAAAAAAATATTTAATGAAGGTGGTTGTTTTATGAATTTAGAAGTAATCTGGCCCACTTCGGTAAATGTTATCCCTTACGGACAAGCTTTGTTGGTATTTCACAATACTGTCTGTTATGATATAGATGGTAATCCAATAGCAGCAGATAATGGTGCAGCATCAACATTAGCGGGTATGATTAAACAGGTTAATGCGGATGTTCAAGAAAAATATACAATACAAGGTCCACCAATTACTTCTATTCCAAAAAATGAAAATTTAAGTTCTAAACAAGGAAAGTATATTTCAAAATTAAAAAAATTACAATCTGAATTTAAATTAAACGATTCATCTACTATGGCGGAATACCATCAAGCTTGGTGGGAAAATTTTGTAAATAAATCAAAAGTTAAATTACAAAAATTAGAAAAAGAAGCATTAGTTAGAAGATGGGCATTTGGTAATAAATCATTTAGATTAAACACAATTGCAGATAAAACGGCTCAAAAATGGGCAATTGAAAATGATAAAGTAAATGTTGCAAAACAACAAAAAGATAATATGAAACCTTTTGAGGAAATCTTTTTAGGTGTTGGGGCAGATGTTTTAGAATTTGTTGGAAGTGTTTTGACCGTTCATCCTGATAAAGCTATTAGAGCAATGAAAGAAAAATTCAAATCAGTAGCTGCACAGGTTAGAAGTGGTGGAGACCCATCTAAAATAGCAAAATTAAAACAAGAATTATCCAGATTGAATGATTTAGGTGGTATAAATAAAATTGTTGCAACGGAAGGTATTGTATTCTTTTATGGTGGTAAAACATACAAACTTACAGGTACCTTTGCACCACTAAATCAGATATTAGGTATTTTTTACGAATAAATTTGATATATATTATATAAACAATCAGTTATTAAAAGATAATAGTATGGCAAAAAGAAAAAGTTTTGATGAGAAATCGAAAGGAATGCATAAATCCCGTAAACTCATTATAGACACAGTCTTTGGTAGAACGGATAATACCCAAAGAGTACATGGTTATGAAGGTGAAGCTCAAGTAAAAAGAGAAGTTGGTGAGATATGGACGGATAGTGATGGAAAAAAATGGGAGCAAAAAGAAGGTTTTAAAATCGCACATTCAGATATGGATGATGTTAGAGCATTTTTAGATAAACTAAATACATGTTCTGCAGAAGATTGTAAAACAACAAAACATAGTTGGGCAGATAAAAGATTAATTAGAAAATCAGGAATGTGCGCAACTTGTTTAGCAAAATTTGAATCAAAATTAAAAGGTGATGGAACATATCCCTTTTATGCGGATTACAAAGTTACAAGAAACAAACTTGCATATATTAGAGAATTAAAATCTAAAATGGAAGAGAGTTTATCAGGAATTAAAGACCATTTTGAAACTATAACCGAAGATGGTAAATTGGAAAGGTGGGAATGGAATGTTGATATTGAACAAGTAAAAAAAGATTTGAAAAAAGATATTAACTCTGCTTACGAAGCTATTGAATTGTTGATAGTTAGAAAGGGAGAGTTGGAAAAAAAGTTACGTGAATTAAATCATCCAGAATTAATAAAAAATTAATTATGAAAAAATTATTAAATTTAAAAAACATCGCAATCGCAGTTTTGATTGCAATCATTTTATTAGAGTATTTTAATCCAGGTGGCAAGGAAAAATGCCAGGAAGAACTGTCAGAATAGATGGACAAAAATACGAAGTTATTAAGCACGAAATCGACACGGTCGAAGTAGAAAAAGTAAAAGTAGTAACCAAAAAGGGTGCAGATATTGTACACGAAGTAATTGATGTAGATACATTAGTGCTTAAAGAATTAGTAAATGTGGATAGTGCTGCAATACTTAAAGATTATTTAGCAAAAGTTATCTACAAAGATACATTAAGATTACCTGATTCTTTGGGTACAATTGCATTGGTAGATACTATTCATAAAAATAGAATTTTAGGCAGAACATTTGATGCTAAAGTAAAACAAAGAGAAATTAAAGAAACTCTTATTGTTAAAGAATTACCTAAAACTCAAGTATTCTACGGATTTACAGGTGGATTCAATAAAGCAGATGTTGTTTCTAATGTTGGAGCAGGTTTGTTAGTTAAAACTAAAAAAGATAAAATTTACAATTTAGGTATTGGTGTTTCTAATAGAGTAACCGATGGAACTAATGGTTCATTATCACCTTATATTGGTGGTGGTGTATATTGGAAGATTAAATTGAAAAAATAATGTCAGTTCAAGGGCAACCTAAAAAAACATTAAAAGAGATAATAGCTGATGAATATCGTAAATGTGCGGGAGACCCCATTTACTTTATGAAAAAGTATTGTATGATTCAGCACCCGGTGAGAGGAAAAATACCCTTTCACCTTTATCCTTTCCAGGAAGAATGTTTAACCGACTTTAAAGATAATCGTTTTAATATTATTCTTAAAAGTAGACAATTGGGTTTATCAACTCTATCGGCTGGTTATATTTTATGGAAAATGATATTCAATCAGGACTTCAATGCGTTGGTAATCGCAACGAAAGTGACCGTAGCTAAAAACCTTGTAGAAAAGGTAAGAGTTATGCACGACTTACTTCCTATATGGTTAAGAGATGGTGGAACGGCAGCCGCTGAAGATAATAAACTTTCCCTTAAATTAAAAAATGGTTCACAAGTAAAAGCAATCGCAAGTTCTCCCGATGCCGGACGTTCGGAAGCCTTATCATTGTTAGTTGTGGATGAAGCGGCATTCATCAGAGATATTGATGAGATTTGGTTATCGGCACAATCAACATTATCAACAGGTGGTTCCGCAATTGTATTATCAACTCCGAATGGTATTGGTAACTGGTTCCATAAAATGTGGGTTGATGGTGAAAGTGGTGTAAATGGTTTTAATTGTATTAAACTACATTGGACTGTACACCCGGAAAGAAATCAAGCGTGGAGAGATGAACAAACAAGAATCTTAGGAGTTAAAGGTGCAGCACAGGAATGTGATTGTGACTTTGTTGGTTCCGGTGATACTGTCATTGACCCACAATTATTGATGTGGTATAAAGATACCTATGTTATGGACCCAATTGAAAAGGGAGGATTTGATGGAAACTATTGGAAATGGGAATATCCAAATTACAATAGACAATATATGATATCCGCCGACGTTGCTAGAGGTGATGGTTCGGATTATTCTACTTTTCAAGTTATTGATATTGAAGATAGTTCTCAGGTTGCAGAATATAGAGGTAAAATTGAAACAAAAGATTTTGGAAACTTTTTAGTAGCAGCTGCAACCGAATGGAATAATGCATTATTGGTTGTGGAAAACTCAAATGTAGGTTGGGCAACTATTCAGCAAATTATAGATAGAGGATATGGAAACTTATTCTATATGAGTAATGACCTAAAATATATTGATGTCGAAAAACAAATGAGTAACAAATATTATAGAGAAGAAAAGCAAATGGTTGCGGGGTTCTCTACAACATCTAAAACACGTCCACTAATCATATCTACATTAGATACATACATAAATGATAAAGATATTCTTATTCGCTCAAATAGATTGATTGATGAATTATTTACGTTTATTTGGAGTGGTGGTAGAGCAGAAGCAATGAAAGGATATAATGATGACCTTACAATGTCTTTGGCAATTGGTCTGTGGGTTAGAAATACAGCATTAAGATTAAAACAGGAAGGAATTGATTTAACAAAAGCGATGTTAGGTTCCGCTCAAATAAAACAATATGAGGGATTAATTACTAACAATTATGTTAAACAAAATCCTTACGAAATGGACTTAGGTAGAAAAGGAACTGAAAATCTAAATTGGTTATTAGGATAATTATATATTTATATGTTGAAACTACTATAATATGAAACTAATAAATTTAATTCCATTGAAAGAAATGGAAAATTTTACAAATGTAAAAGTTCTTTCAAAAGAGGAATTTGTAAAAGAAATGGAAAATCCTTGTTGGAAAGGATATGAAATGGTTGGAACAAAGAAAAAAGATGGTAGAGAAGTACCAAATTGTGTTCCTGTAAAAGAAGCAGCAGATTCTGCAGCAGTAAATCAACCAGGTGGGTATTTTGGTGATGATGGTGATAATAAACAAATAGATGAAGATATCAATAGTGATGATGATGTAAATTATGGTTTAGTTGAACCTGAAGAATATGATGTAGAAGATGAAGATACGGAAGATTTTATTCAATTTATGAGAGCATATACCAAATCTTTGAATGAAGGATGTGCTTGTTTAATGGAAGCTGAGTATCAGGGTAGAGAGGTAAAGTTGGGTAAACCAATGGCAGGTGATGTTAAGAAATTTAAAGTATATGTAAAGAATCCATCTGGAAATGTTGTTAAAGTAAACTTCGGCCAAAAAGGAGTAAAGATTAAAAAGAATAATCCTGATAGAAGAAGAAGTTTTAGAGCAAGACACAATTGTGATAGTCCAGGACCAAGACATAAAGCAAGATATTGGAGTTGTAGAAAGTGGTAGTAAAATTTGGTAAATCAAAAAAATTTACATAACTTCAAAAAAATTATATATAGATGGCAGATAAAACATTATTTAGTAGGTTACAGAAACTATTTTCAACAAATACAATAGTTCGTAAAACAGCAGACGGAGTTAAAGTCGTTGATACCGATGAGTATCAAAATATGACTACTAACTTGGTTGACCGTTTTATGAAATTAAAGGTTACAAATTATGGTACAGGTTTCGCTGAATCATCAATGGCATATCAACAAGTTAGAATTGATTTGTTCAGAGATTACGATTCAATGGATATGGACCCAATTATGTCATCGGCATTGGATGTTTATGCGGATGAATGTACTGCCAGAAATGAATTTGGAAATGTATTGAAAATTCATCATGAAGATGATAATGTTAAGCAGGTATTAGAAAATTTATTCTACGATATTCTTAATGTAGAATTTAATTTATGGCCTTGGACAAGAAATTTAGTTAAATATGGTGATTTCTTTTTACAATTAGAAATTTCACAAGAACCAGGAATAGGTATAGTAAATGTTATGCCTCTATCATCATATGAGATGAGTAGAGTTGAAGGATTTGACCCATTGAACCCTCAATTAGTTAAATTCGTATACGCACCATATCAAAATCCATACAACGCAGTAGGACAAACCGCAAAGAAAGAATATGAGAATTGGGAAATAGCTCACTTCCGTTTAAATTCGGATTCTAACTTTTTACCTTATGGTAAATCAATGTTAGAAGGTGGTAGAAGAGTTTGGAAACAATTAATGTTGATGGAAGATGCTATGTTGATTCATAGAGTAATGAGGGCCCCTGAAAAAAGAATATTCAAAATTGATGTAGGTAATATTCCACCAAATGAGGTAGACAACTACATGCAGAAGATTATTAATTCATCTAAAAAAGTTCCTTTTGTTGATGAAAAGACCGGTGAATATAATTTAAAATACAATATACAAAACCTTATTGAAGATTACTATATGCCAGTTCGTGGTAATGATAATGGTACTTCAATTGATACATTAAAAGGTTTAGAATACAATATGATTGATGATATCAATTACTTAAAAGGTAAAATGATGGCATCATTAAAAATTCCAAAAGCATATTTAGGTTATGAAGAAGATATCAATGGTAAAGCAACATTGGCTGCACAGGATGTAAGATTTGCAAAAACAATTGAAAGAGTGCAAAGAGTTATTATCTCTGAATTAACAAAGATTGCAATTATACATTTATATGCACAAGGTATTGAAGATGATAGATTAACTAATTTCTCATTAGAATTAACTATTCCATCAAAAATATACGAACAAGAAAAAGTTGAATTATATACTTCAAAGGTTGCATTGATTCAGCAAATGCAACAAACCAAAATGGTTTCTAAAAAATGGATGTATGAAACTATTTTAGGAATGGCACAAGATGAGCAAGATGCTGAAACATTGGGTGTATTAGATGATACTAAACAAGCATTCCGTTTAACTTCTATTGAAACGCAAGGTGTAGACCCTGCAAAAGATACCGGAACAGAAGGACCAACAAATGTAGAGGAAGAAATTCAAAATATAAAAAATGAATTAGAAGAAGAAGGTAAGATTGGTAGACCAGCGGACCCGGTTAGATATGGTAAAGATGACCATCCAGAAGGCAGAGACCCATTAGGTGTTAAAACCTTAAAAAGAAAAGAAGGTTCTCAACCATTTAAAGCAAGAAAGGATTCTTATTTGGAAATTTTCAAAGATATGAAAGGTAATAAGAAAACTATTTTGACAGAAGATTTAAC